CGCAGCAGGCGTTCCTCGGCGGTGAGTTCGGTTTCGCCCTTGGGGGTGACCTTACCTACCAGGATATCGCCGGTCTTGACCTCGGCGCCGATGCGGATGATGCCGCGATCATCCAGATCCTTCAGCGCGTCATCGCCTACGTTGGGGATGTCACGGGTGATCTCCTCGGGTCCCAGCTTGGTATCCCGGGCCTCGGTCTCGTATTCCTCGATGTGGATGGAGGTGTAGACGTCCTCGCGCACCAGCTTCTCGTTGAGCAGGACGGCGTCCTCGTAGTTGTAACCTTCCCAGGTCATGAAGCCCACCAGAGCGTTCTTGCCCAGGCTGATCTCTCCGTTCTTGGTGGCGGGGCCGTCGGCCAGCACTTCGCCGGTCTTGACCACGTCGCCCACCTGGACGATGGGACGCTGGTTGTTGCAGTTGCCCTGGTTGGAACGCATGAACTTGATCAGTTCATAGGTATCGGCGGAACCATCCTCGCAGCGCACCACGATCTTCTCGGCATCCACATATTCCACGGTGCCGTCGTGGGCAGCCAGGATGCAGACGCCGGAGTCGGTGGCGGCCTTGTATTCCATACCGGTAGCCACAATAGGCTGCTGGGTGACCATCAGAGGCACAGCCTGCCGCTGCATGTTGGAGCCCATCAGCGCACGGTTACAGTCGTCGTTCTCCAGGAACGGGATGCAGGCCGTAGCCACGGAAACCATCATACGGGGCGAAACGTCCATGAAGTCCACCTGGTTGGCCTCGAACTCCTGGATATCGTTGCGGTGACGGCAGGAAACGCGGGAACGGACGAAGTGGTTGTTCTCGTCCAGCGGCTCGTTGGCCTGGGCGACGATGTACTCGTCCTCCACGTCGGCGGTCATATAGACCACTTCATCAGTGACAACGCCGGTGGCCTTGTCCACCTTGCGGTAAGGCGCTTCCACAAAGCCGTATTTGTTGATCTTGGCATAGGTAGCCAGGTAGGAGATCAGACCGATGTTGGGACCTTCGGGAGTCTCGATGGGGCACAGACGACCATAATGGGTGTAATGCACGTCACGGACTTCGAAACCGGCACGGTCACGGGACAGACCGCCGGGGCCCAGGGCGGACAGACGGCGCTTGTGGGTCAGTTCGGCCAGAGGGTTGTTCTGGTCCATGAACTGGGACAGCGGGCTGGAACCGATGAACTCCTTGATGGCAGCCACCACCGGACGGATGTTCACCAGGCTCTGGGGGGTGATCTCACCGCTCTCCTGGTTCTGCAGGGTCATGCGCTCACGGATGACACGCTCCATGCGGGAGAAGCCGATGCGGAACTGGTTCTGCAGCAGCTCGCCCACGCTGCGCACACGACGGTTGCCCAGATGGTCGATCTCGTCGGTGACGCCGATGCCGTGGTCCAGGCCCAGCAGGTAGTTGATGGAAGCAAAGATATCATCCACCGTGACGGTGCGGCTGATGAGCAGGTCATGGTTCTGGCGCAGCAGTTCCTTCTGCTCCTCGGAATCGGAGGTGGCGTCCAGAATCTTGCGGATCTCGGCGAAGTTGGCGCGCTCGTTGATGCCGCATTCCGCTTCCACATCAAAGCTGAAGAAGGGCTGGGCGTCCACGCAGCCGTTGGAGATCACGATGACGGGGATGCTCTCCTCACCCTTGCGCTCCACCAGCACCACCACACGGGTCACGCCGGCGGCGTCGATCTCGCCCGCTTTGGCGGTGTTGATCTTCTCGCCCTTGGCGGCCAGCAGTTCGCCGGTCAGGGGGGCAATAATATCCTCGGCGGCCTTGTAGCCGGCAATGCGGCGGGCCAGGCCGAGCTTGTTGTTCATCTTGTAGCGGCCGAACCGGGCCAGGTCGTACCGGCGGGGATCAAAGAACAGAGAGTTCAGGTGGCTGCGGGAGTTTTCTACCGTCGGGGGCTCGCCGGGGCGCAGCTTGCGGTAGACTTCCAGCAGACCTTCCTCGGTGGAGTGGGTGATGTCCTTTTCCAGAGAGGCGTTGATCTTGGGTTCGGAGTCGCCGAAGAACTGGCGGATCTGCTCGTCGGTACCAAGACCCAGCGCGCGGATCAGGGTGGTGACGGGCAGCTTGCGGTTCTTATCGATACGGACGTAGAACACATCCTGGGAGTCGGTCTCGTATTCCAGCCAGGCGCCGCGGTTGGGGTTCATGGTGGCGGTGAACAGGTCTTTGCCGGTACGGTCCTTGCTGGAGCCGTAGAACACACCGGGAGAACGGACCAACTGGCTGACGATGGCACGCTCGGCACCGTTGGAGATGAAGGTGCCGGAATCGGTCATGAGCGGGAAGTCGCCCATGAAGATCTCCTGCTCTTTCACTTCGCCGGTCTGCTTGTTGAACAGGCGCGCCGTCACATACAGGGGCGCCGCGTAGGTGGCGTCCCGCTCCTTACATTCTTTAATGGAGTACTTGGGGTTCTTGTCCAGCCGGTAGTCGACGAACTCCAGCACCAGATTGCCGGTGTAGTCCTCGATCGCGGCAATGTCGTGGAAGACCTCGTGCAGACCTTCCCGAAGGAACCAGTTGTAAGAGTTTTTCTGGATCTCGATGAGATTGGGCATATCAATCACTTCGTTGATACGGGAAAAACTCATGCGGGTCGTTCTGCCGTTTTGTACGGGCTTGACCTTTACCATAAAACGCGACCACTCCTATTCCATAGATTGACAAAGTTGGCGAAAGCATCCCAAAGAGACCGTTGTGAAAGGAACGATATTCGGCGTTTTTCACAAATTTCAGCCTTTTGGCTTTTGGGTCAAATCCCCTTAGGGCGCTCTATTCCATTTTTGTGATACTGTCTTAGTATACAGGCTAAAACCCTTATTGTCAAGGCTTTTCGGGGCTTTTTTACAAGTTTTGGCCGAAGTTTGAAACGCCCGGGTCCGTGTAGAATATTTTCGGCATTTTGACGATTTTACCCCATTCAGCCACCCTTGACAAATCCGCGCCGGCTGTTCCAATGGTAGTTTTTGGGCACTTTTCACAACCCTGCGTACTTCTTTTTGTAGGCAGCCGCTCTTGACAATTTACCCGAACGGGTATACAAAGACCCCGGCCGGGTAAACCGGCCGGGGTCTCATAAACGGGATAAGAGGAATCAATCCAGGAAGTCCCGCAGCTTCTTGCTGCGGCTGGGATGGCGCAGCTTGCGCAGGGCCTTGGCTTCGATCTGGCGGATACGTTCACGGGTAACGTTGAACTCTTTGCCCACTTCTTCCAGCGTGCGGGGACGGCCGTCCTCCAGGCCGAAACGCAGGCGCAGGACCTTCTCCTCACGGGGGGTCAGAGTTTTGAGCACATCGGCCAGCTGCTCTTTCAGCAGGGTCTGGCTGGCGGCTTCCGCCGGGACCGGGGCGTCATCGTCGGGGATGAAGTCGCCCAGATGGCTGTCCTCCTCCTCACCGATGGGCGTTTCCAGGCTGACGGGCTCCTGGGCCACCCGCATGATCTCGCGAACCTTGTCCACCGACATATCCAGGCGCTCGGCGATCTCCTCGGCGCTGGGGTCGTGGCCGTATTCATGTAGCAGCTGGCTGGAGACCTTTTTCACCTTATTGATGGTCTCCACCATATGCACAGGAATGCGGATGGTGCGGGCCTGGTCGGCGATGGCGCGGGTGATGGCCTGCCGGATCCACCAGGTAGCGTAGGTGGAGAACTTGAAGCCCTTGGTGTGGTCGAACTTTTCCACCGCCTTGATCAGGCCCAGGTTGCCCTCCTGGATCAGATCCAGGAACTGCATGCCACGGCCCACATACCGCTTGGCGATGGATACCACCAGACGCAGGTTGGCTTCGCTCAGGCGCTGCTTGGCCTTCTCCCCTTCCGGGCCGCCGGCCTGAATCTTCAGAGCCAGGTCGATCTCCTCTTCAGGGGTCAGCAGGGGCACCCGGCCGATCTCTTTCAGGTATACCTTGACAGGGTCGTCGATGGTGATGCCGTCGGTGTTGAGGCTTTCCTCAAAATCGTCCACGTTGTCCTCGGTCAAGGCCGCATTCCCCACGTCCACCGTGTCGTCATCCACCACTTCGATGCCGTTGCTTTCCAGTTCCTCGTAGAGCTTTTCCATCTGCTCCACGTCCAGAACGTGGCCGCTTTCCTCCATCGCGTCGCCGATCTCGGTGTTGGTCAGTTTGCCGCTGCGGCGGCCGCTTTCGACCAAGCTGCGGATGGGATCTTTTTTCTCTGCCATAAGTACGTTTCTCCTTTTAGTTTTCTATTGATAGGCCGCGCCCCGGCCTTTGGTAAGGACGATGGTCGTTATCCGTCGTTGTCCGACGGAGGGTCCTGCACCCCTTTTTCCTTTTTCACATTGGCGAAAAAGTTCAGGAACTGGTCATCGCTGGTGCCTGCCACCCGCTCGCTGATGGGCTTTGCGTTCTGCAACCGTTCCAGATACATATCAATGTCCCGGCGCGCCAGCTTCTGGTCGTGGTTCTGGGCCTGCACATGGGCTACCTGCTGCAGCGCTTTCTCGTCCAGCATCTGCTGCAGGGTAGTCAGGTTCACCGGCAGCTTCTGGTCCACACACCGGAAAATGGCTTCCAGCGCCTGCTGCATTTCCGGCAGCAGAATAGTATCCATCTTCAACCGCTGGCGCACATAAGGAACCTGGTCAGGATCTTGGAGCAGGGCCGCCACCAGCTGCCGCCCGGCACTGGCCGCCCCCAGAACCGCGTCGCCCCCCTGGGTGTAGGGCACCCGGATATCGGCGGCAATGCCTTTCTGGACCATTTCTTTTTGTTCTTTTCTGTAACTGCGACGATCAACTTCTTGCAGTGCCCCTTTCATCTGGGACACGATGGCTTGTTTGGAGACCCCAGTCTCCTCTGCCAAACGGCCGGCATACACATCCCGGGCGGTGGGGGTAACACTGCGCCTGGTGAGGATGTCGATGGCTTCCCGGATATAGTTTAGCCGCCCATCATCACTGCGCAGGTCATACTTAGCCTTGGCCTTTTTCAGCTGAAATTCCGTGGGGTTGGCCGTGCCATTGAGCAGCATCTCAAACCGCTCCCGGCCATATTTTTTGATGAACTCATCCGGGTCCTTGGCTCCCTGGTAGCTGAGCACGCTGACCTTTACGGGGCTGTTGGCAAACAGGGCCAGGCTGCGCTCGGTGGCCTTCTGGCCTGCCTCGTCTGAGTCATAGCTGAGGATCACTTCCTCGGCATATTCGCTGAGCAGTTTTACCTGCTCGGCGGTCAGCGCCGTGCCGCAGGCACAAACCGCGGTGTCAAACCCGGCCTCGTGCATGGAGATCACGTCCATGTATCCTTCGCAGAGGATATAGCGCTTGCCGGGGGACTTTTTGGCAATATTCAACGCAAACAGCGTCCGGGATTTATGGTAGACCATGGTCTCGGGGCTGTTGATATACTTAGGTTTGGAGTCGTCCAGCACACGTCCGCCAAAGGCAATGATGGAACCGCGCACATCGATGATGGGCACCATCACCCGGTGGCGGAAAATATCATACAGATTGCCCTTGGCGCTGCGCTTGATCAGTCCCGAATGTTCCAGTTCCCCTTCCGTAAAGCCCCGCCGTTTCAGATAATGGAGCAGGCCGCCGAAATCCTCCGGGGCGTACCCCAGACCAAAGCGGCGGATGGCCACATCGGACAAGCCGCGCTTTTCTTTCCAGTAGCGTCGGGCCTGGGCGGCTTCGGGGGTCTTGGCGTTCAGCTGTTCGTAGAAATAGCGGGCAGCACAGCGGTTGATCTCCAGCAGGCGCTGGCGGGCCCGGGCTTCCCGGTCCTCCTCCTCCGGCAGGGGCATGCCCGCCCGGGAGGCCAGCTGCTTGACGCTTTCCACGTATCCGAGATTATTGTACTTGCGCACAAAGTTTATAACATCGCCCGCCGCGCCGCAGCCGAAGCAGTAAAAACTCTGGGTGTCTGGATAGACCACAAAAGACGGCGTCTTTTCGTTGTGGAAGGGACACAGGCCACTCAGCGTCCGGCCACGCCGGCGCAGTTGCACATACTGGCCGATCACTTCCTCAATATCGTTGCGGCGCACCACTTCCTGTATGTATTCCTGAGGGATCAATCCGTTCCACCTCCCTTACCCGAAACACGCTGTCAAAGTACCTGCCATTTCTGGGGTACGAACCACTCCACAAACAGCCGGGTGGCAAACTCATCGCTCATACCGCTGATATAGTCGGTAGCCGCCCGGTCCACCCCTTCGTTGTAGGCGATCTGCAGGTAGAAGTTGGGCATCAGCGCAGGTTCCTCGCACAGGCGCTCATACAGCTCGGCAATGAGCTTGTCCACCTTTTTCTCCTCCCGCTTGGCCTCCCGGTCCACATACACAGTGGAGTACATGAAATCCTTGAGAATGGCGTAGGAGGCCTCCACCTCCGGCGAAAAGTTGATATGACCGTTCTGGCTGTGCTCCACCAGATCCGAAATCATGGTGGTGATGCGCTGGGATTTGGTGGTGCCCAGCACCGTGGTGGCTTCCGGCGGAAGCTGGCGGGGGTCCAGCACCCCGGCGGCTACCGCGTCCTCGATATCGTGATTGAGGAAAGCGATGTGGTCTGCCCGGCGCACCACGCAGCCTTCCGGCGTACGTGCCCAGGCCCCCGTGGTATGGGTGATGATGCCGTTGCGCACCTCCCAGCTCAGGTTCAGACCCTTGCCGTCCTTTTCCAGCATATCCACCACCCGCAGACTCTGGCGGTAGTGAGTAAATCCCCCGGGGCACAGGCGGTTCAGCGCCCGTTCCCCCGCATGGCCAAAGGGTGTGTGGCCCAGATCATGGCCCAGGGCGATGGCCTCGGTCAGGTCCTCGTTCAGGCGCAGGGCCCGGGCGATGGTACGGGCGATCTGGCTTACTTCCAACGTATGAGTAAGCCGGGTACGGTAGTGGTCCCCTTCCGGCGAAAGAAAGACCTGGGTCTTTTGTTTCAGCCGGCGGAACGCCTTGCTGTGCAGGATGCGGTCCCTATCCCGCTGAAAGCAGGGGCGGATGGGGTCTTCCTGCTCCGGGGTGCGGCGGCCGCGGCTGTTCTGGCTCAAAGTAGCGTAGCGGCTTAACGTCTGGCGCTCAATGGCTTCGGTTTCTTCGCGAATCGTCACAGGATCCGCCCCCTTTCTGTTTCTCTCTATAAATAAGTACGACAAAACCGGGCAAAAGACTTTATTTTTGCAGGGAATTTCACGATTTTTTCAAAAAGGTGCATAGGCAGGGGCCGAAATTTCCACTTCTGCCCCGCCCCGAGTCAGTTCCGCCAGATCCCGGCAAAGGGTTTCCTCCTCCCCTGCGGGCATCCGCCAGCACAGGGTCACCGCATCGGAAAATTCCGGTTCCTGTAACTTGGCCCCCGACGCAGCCACCATCCGCTGGACCTGCTCAAACAGAGCGTAAGGCACCCGCAGGGTGCAGTCCACCACCAAACGCATACTCACCAGTTCCGCCTGCTGCAACGCCCCCGAGGCTGCCGCCGTATAGGCACGCACCAGTCCACCGGTCCCCAGCAGGATGCCGCCGAAGTACCGGGTCACCACCACGATCACATCGGACACGCCTGCATGGGTGATGGTCTCCAACACCGGAGTACCGGCCGTCTTGGCCGGTTCCCCGTCGTCGGAATAGCGGGTGCGCCCGTTTTGCAGCACATAGGCGTAGACGTTGTGACGGGCCGTGCGGTTGGCAGCGCGGACACCATTGAGCACCGCCAGGGCCTTTTCTTCGGTATCGGCAAAGGCGGCGGTAGCAATAAAACGACTGCGCTTTTCCTCGTAGGTAAAGGTGGAAACGCCCCGGATGGTCTTATAGTCGGACATGCGCAAACTCCTTACAGACAGCCAAAAATACCCCAGATGTCGCCATCTGGGGTACAGTGCAAACAAACTTATTTGCCGACGTTGGCATAACGGCGCTTGAAACGCTCGACACGGCCGCCGGTGTCCACCAGCTTCTGCTTGCCGGTGTAGAACGGATGGCACTTGCTGCAAACTTCGACGTGGATCTCCGGCTTGGTGTCACGGGTGTGGATCACGTTGCCGCAGGCACAGGTAATGGTGCAGTCCACATAGTTCGGATGGATGCCCTTCTTCATGGTTATTTCACCTCTTTCTCGATCATGATCACGGGAGCCATACTTGATATATGTGCTCATCACAATCTTCGAATTGCGGCTACCAGCATTCACCATCCTGTGCGAATGGAGCAGCCATCTGAACGATTGCTAAAGCATTCTAGCAGAAAAATCACCGTTTGTCAAGGGAAATCCCCAAAAACAGTTCGGTTTTTGCCCTGCTTGCCGAGAAAACCACCCCGGCAAAAAGAAAACGCCCTGAAGCGGCGAAACATCGCACCATTCAAGGCGTTTTTGGAGCGGGATACGAGTCTCGAACTCGCCACCTACTGCTTGGGAAGGCCAGTCTCCTGCACGTTGCAACGCCAAAAAGCGGGTTTATACAGGTCTTATACAGGCTTACGCCAATTTACGGTGGCCATACCGTTCACCAGCAAACTGACGTCAGGATGTGTATAAATGTTGAGTGTAGTGGTGATATCGGCGTGCCCAAGGATCTGCTTCACCACCTCCGGAGCCAAGCCGGAAGCCATCATCTTGGTGGCAGCAGTGTGGCGGCAGGTGTGAGGCTTCACGCCCTGGATGCCCAGTTTCTTCATCAGACTGCCGAAGGACTTACGCACATTGTTGTGATCACGCGGGATGCCATATTTGGAAGGGATCAGAAAATCCGTGTCGTTTCCATCCAACCACGCCTGAATAAATGGCTGGATGTCGGCATGAAGCGGGATCACTCGGTTCCGACCAGCCTCAGTCTTTTCTCCGCCAATCAGGTAACCATCTTCCAGATGCACATTTTCCCGGCGGGCGGTGAGTAGTTCATTCAAGCGCATGCCTGTGTAGGTTAGCACAAGCGCAATGCGGGCCGTTTCCCCAAGGCGCTTGTCATCCGCCATGGTCCATATTGCCTGCACCTCGGAGTCGCTTAAAACTCGCGTCTGTGGGGCGCTGGCGCCGGGCAAGACAAGCCCCTGAGCATAGTTGGTGTGGATGATGTCCTGGCGCATGGCGTACTGGCACAGCTGGCTGAACAGCTGGCGCTGCTTCTCGCACAGGCTGCGGCTGGCCTGCCGGGCCGCCATGGCCGTGATGATCTCCTGGTAGTCTTCGGTTTTCAGGTCCATCATGCGGCGGCCCTGCAGTGGCTCCGCCTTGCGGTAGGCATTCTGATAGGATTGCTGGGCCGACTTTGTGATCTTAGGAAAATGCAGCACGCTCCATCGGTCATACACATCGGCCAGGGTGTACATCTGCCGGTCGGGTGCGATCAGCCGGGCATTCACTGCATCCAGCTCCCGCACCGCCTCGCTGGATTCCGAGAAGCAGCCAATGTAGGTGCCATCCGCCGCTCTGGCCACCCAAGGGCGGTCGTGGTTGCGCGGGTCTTTCCACACACTCCCCTGCCCACGTGGCCGACGCCGCTGGCGGCGCTGGGGTGCAGCAGCACCTGCTTGCCGTTTACCGCAGTAACAACACAACCGGGAGTCATCCGGGATCTCGCGGCGGCAGCGAACACACAACATAAAACCACCTCCGAGGTACACTTGTCAAAGCCTGCCCGGAGGTGGTACAATACGATTGCGGGTCGGTATTGTTCCCACCATGGGGCAAGCTGATCTATTCAAACGCTCTCGGTGTTGGTAGCACCGGGGGCGTTTTTACTTTACTCTGCGATGGCAAACTCCTGCCGGCCGTACTCGCCCTCCATAATATCACTGGCCACCAGCGTCACCGGGGTGGTGGCATCGTCCAGCTCGTAGGCGATCGCGTTGGAGACGGTCCCGCCCTCTTTGATGGTCTGGGTCTGGCTGTCCAGGAACTGGCTGTCCGGCAACATGCCCATATTCAGCGTGTTGACTACGTTTGGGTCATTGTCCTGGATGGCATCAAACACCATGATCCAGGCGCTGGAGGCGTTGATGTCAGAATCGGAGCCGGTGTTGGTCGTGTCATACCAAAAGGCGATCACCGGGACGTCCCCGTATTCGTTGCCGGTCTCTCCGGGCTGGAGCACCCGGTAGTCGGTGATGGTGATGGTGTAGCCGTCGGTGGTAAGGACGCCATCCGAAAAAGTGGCTACGCCCTCCCCGTCGGTGGTAGTCCCGGAGGCAGACGCATCGGAGGAAGCTTCCACCTCGCCGCTCTTTTCCAGCTGCACGGTAGTGGTGACACCCATCATCGAGACGCTATAGCTGATCGTGCCGTCCTCATAGGTGAAGTCTTTGGTCTCGTCACTGGATGCCATCAGGGCGCCGCTGGTCTTGGATGTATCGTTGGTGGAAGTCCAGGTATAGGGTTCATCCGCCGTAGTGGGGGCGGCGAAACTGCCCGCCCAGTACAACGCCGACGTTCCGTCCGTACCGATCCAGTTGATTTCGATGGTGTCCCCCTGGATGGTCGCCTGCTGGTAGCTGTCCCCCGCGTCCACCTGGGTCCACACGCCTGTCAGGTCAGGAGCCGGGTCCGGCGTCGGTTCCGGGGTGGCTTCGGGAACCGAAGAGACGGTTTCACTCTCTGTGCCCGCCGTGGGGCTGGTGCTCTCGCTGGATACCGTTCCGCCGCAGGCGGCCAGGGTCAGGGCCAGGCTGACGGCCAGGCATAGTGCGATCAGTTTTTTCATGGTTTTTTCTCCTCATCTTTTTTATTACAAACCGCGGCACAGGCCGACGGCTTTGCCTTCGATGGTGACATCGTTCATCTCTTCGCCGATCTTGACAATAGGCTCATAGCAAGGATTTTCCGGATGGAGCACGACTTTGTCAGGGTAGAGATAGAGGTGCTTCAGCGTGGCCTCGTCCCCGATGCGGACGGCGGCGATCTGACCGTTTTCGACCTGCACATCCTTGCGGATGGCTACCAGGTCACCGTCATGGATCGTGGGTTCCATGCTGTCGCCCCGGCACTGCAGGGTGAAGGTGGCATGCCAGGCCGCAGGGATAGAGACGTAACCTTCTAAGTTTTCTTCAGCCGTGATGGGCTGCCCGCAGGCGATGCGGCCAACCAGAGGGACGGATTCCATCTCTGGTAACGGTTCAAAGCCGGGAGGGACAGGTGCTGGAGACTGATATACATCATCGAGAATCGCGCTTTTGGGTACCCCAAAATAGGCGGCCATCTTCTCCACGGCTCCCATGCGGGGCGTTTTAATACCTGCTTCCCATGTCGAAACAGCTTTGTCTGTCACGCCAGCTATTTTTCCGAGCTCTGCTTGAGACAGTTGCGCATCTGTGCGAAGGCGCTTGATGTTCGAGCCTATGCTCATGTTCATCACCTCTTTATATGTAGCTTACCCTAAAAGTAGGAAAAAGTCAACAGGAAGCGCAAAACTTTCTACCAAAAGTTCTTGACACGCTACTTAAAGTAGAGTATACTATAAGCAATCCAAAGAGATCGGAGGTGATTTACATGGGATTTTCGGTCAAACAGGCGCGCCAATATGCTGGATTCACCCAGGTGGAGGTCGCTAAAAAGCTAGGGATTTCCCGCGATTCTTACAGGAAAATCGAGACTTTTCCTGAGACTGCTTCCATTGCCATTGCAAAGAAGTTCAGCGAAGTTGTCGGCATCCCAATCGACCAAATTTTTTTCGCCGGAAATTCTACTTAAAGTAGATAACAGGTCAAGTAAAGGAGGTGAACGACACGAAGCTTACGATCAATGAATCCGGGGTGTTCCTTGATGAACGTCCCGTTCCGAACTGCACGCGGGTAGATATAAAAAATATCTGCCCCATTGACCGCATGGAGGTGGTGCTCCACTTGATGGTCAATGAGGCAGACGTGCAGTGGGAAGTCAAGGAATAAACTGCGCAAGGAATGAAAGCGTATCAACGATTCCATTTTTGAAGCGGTTTTCCATATACACGATGGCAAAATCGTTCAGCATAAAGCCGCCATCCATATACATGCTGCAATGAAATGCACGACACATTTCTGCAACAGTTTCTTTGTAATCCCGAAGGATGAAATCATCGAAATACTTTTCATGCAGTTCTTTACATGTGAAATGTTTGGCGTTGGTTTTGTCTACACCAGCTTTGCGCTTTTCCAGATATTCCTTATAGGCTGCTGCAACAAGTTTTTGTGCGTCTTTTGTAAGAACTAATTCCATTTCTTAGTCACCCCCTTCCCGCCTCTATTTTACCGCGGGAAGGTACAAACCACAAGGAGGTACTCATCAAGTGACCGATTTACAAACCTACACCAACGCCGCGTTTGGCAGTGTCCGCATCCTGTACGAGGACGGCAAGCCGCTTTTCTGCGGTGCGGACGCCTGCAAGGCGCTTGGGTATAGCAACCAACGGGACGCTCTGAACCGGCATTGCCGGTACGTCGTGAAACGCGACGTACCGCATCCCCAGTCTGTAAGCAAGACCGTTACCATGAACTTCCTCCCCGAAGGCGACCTGTACCGGCTTATCACCCACTCGAAGCTGCCCAGTGCAGAAAAGTTCGAGCGCTGGGTGTTCGATGAAGTGCTGCCCACCATCCGCAAGAGCGGAATGTATGGTGCAGACCCTGCCGAGCTGGAACGGCTGCGGCAAAACAACCAACTCCTGCGGGAATGGTTCTGCCTTCTGGCTGACCGCAAGCGAGATCTGGTGGACATCCAGCAATCGCTTGCGAAAGCACGCAAGGGCCGCGACGATGCCAAGGCACAGTATATGGCCGCAAAAGCCAGTTACCCAGTACACGCTGGACGGCGCGCCGGTCTATTTCCCTGAGAACGGCAGCTTTGACCCCACTGTCGCGCAGATGGTCGCAGGCAACTGGCGGCAGCTGGTGTGGGCGATGCGCCAGGACATCGAGACCAAGATTCTGGACCAGGCCGTCATCCAGGACCCGTCCACCAAAGAGATCATGTACAACCTGGCCCAGCAGGACATGATCGCGCTGCGCGTGACCTTCCGCGCAGGTTTCGCCGTTCCCAACCCGGCCACCCGCCTGAACTCCGCCCGCACGCTGGTGCCATTCGCCTACATTGAACCCGGCTCCCCTGCTACCACCTACACCGCCACCTTCACCGTCAAGGATTCCGGCGGCAACATTGAGGGCGCCGAGATCAACCTCAACGGCTCCATCCTGCGCACCAGCTCTGAAGGCACCGCGGTGTTCAACCTGCGCAACGGCGAATACCCCTATGTGGTCAAAGCCAACGGCTACCGCAAGCAGACCGGCACCGTGACCATCAGCAGCGGCGCCCAGACCCCCACCATTACGCTGGTAAAGACTGGCACCTAAGGAGGTGCGCCATATGAATATTCTTAACGCGCTGAAAGCCCTGTACCACAAAATCACCAGTAAGAACGCATCCGGCAATTCAATCGGGGCTGTGGTGCAGGAACTTGCCGATAATTGGCCGGATGGTAATTCGCTGGCCACCACGCAGTCCCCCGGCGTCGTAAAACAGGCCGCTCATGTAGCAGCCGCTGTCGGTGAAACTCCGACCAAAGCAGAATTTGACGGCCTGCTGACCGCCTTGCAGAACGCCGGGATCATGGCCGCAAGCTGAGGAGGGGCGCTATGTATGCCGATTATGCCTACTATCAGGGGACCTACTTCGGGTCCCTTTTGACGGAGGAACAGTGGCTTGCCGCCGCGCGGGAAGCCGATGCCTGGCTGGACCGCCTTACCTTTGGTCGCTTGCAGCGCGGTGCACCAGTGGACGATGCAGTGCGCATGGCCTGCTGCGCGGTAGCCGAAGCGTCTTACCGCTGGCAGCAGGCGGAAACCGAGCGGGCGCCTGGGTTGGCGTCTTTCAACAATGATGGATACAGCGAAAGCTATACTACCGGGACCGATAGTGCTGCCCAGCGGGATGCCGATATTCTGGCCGCTACCGACCTGTACCTGCCCCGCAGCCACCCGCTGCGCTATGCCGGAGGTGACTGTTATGCAGGGTTGTGATAAGACCGTGACCATCGTGCACAGGATCAGCAAAAACGGTTCAGATAGTTATACATGCGCTGTCGTGCATGGGGCCAGCTGGTGCTGGCAGAACAAAACCACCGTCAACAACGGACTGCAATACTCGCGCCTGCTGAAATGCCGCATTCCTTTGGCATGTCAGCCGGACGGGCTGCAGGTCGCGCCTGGCGATAAAGTCGTTCTTGGAATCCTTGACGAAGTGAGCGGCAAAGAGTTTGCTGCTCTATGTCGCACGCACGAGGGATTCACCGTGCTGGGCGTACACAACAACAATGCCAGATCCTGCTCTCCTCACCTGTACATCGAGGGGGCATGAACGATGCCGAATTCGCTGCTGAGAATCAGGACCCCGAAAGGAATCATCTCCCAGGTGGCCGGGAATGGCTGCACCGTCCGGCTACAGGTGGAATGGTCGCCAGGTTTTGGCCCTGACTGGACGGATCACCTACAGGGGGCGCAGGCTAAGTTCGATACAGAGGTATTGCGCGTCACCCAGCCGTATGTGCCCTACGACACCCACATGCTGCAGCGAAGTGCCGATCTTGCCAGCGACATCGGCGGTGGGGAACTGGACTGGTCCACACCATACGCGGCGGCCCAGTACTACAACACCGCCGAGAGCCGCCCCTATGACAGCCTGGCAGGCGCTCACTGGGGCGACCGCATGAAGGCTGACCAAATTTCCCATCTGGAAGATTTTGCTAGAAAGGCAGTGAGCAAGAAATGATGCGCGCCATTCGAGACTGGCTGCGAAGCTGCCCGCTGATCGACCAGAACGACCGGTTCTGTGTGGATTGGCTGGACGCCGAGCCGCTGGCCTACACCATCGAGGAGACCCCCAACACCGCCGTGGTCCGCCGGTATCTGGACGGGACCACCATGCGGGAGAAGGTCTGGGTGCTGGCTGCCGTGCAGGACTACAGCCCCGACACGCTGCAGCAGATCGCCAACAGCGGTTTTTGGGAGCAGCTGGCCGACTGGGTGGAGGCCCAGAACAAAGCCAAAAACTTTCCTGCGCTGCCGGAAGGCTGCACCCCGGCCAAGATCGAGATCACGACCACACACTACCTGTACCGGGCCGGGGCCAACACTGCCCGCTACCAGGTGCAGATGAAACTGACCTACTACAAGAAGGGATAAGACATGAAAGTACGAGTAGTGCCCAAATGGGCGGGAAGACGCGGATATGGCTGTTTTGTGCATATAACACCGCCACTATATCCATTACTCACATTTCACCGGCTGGTGAAGGAAGAGTATTTTATACGGTATATGACAGATCGGAGAAAGTTATAGGCAGTACAAAAGAAGTATCCAGTACCGGGTCTATTTCCATAAATACATCAAAAGTGGAATATATTGAGTTTGCGGGAAGAGCCGAATCGCAGAGTGCTTATGCGGTTGGGACATTAAACGCGACGAGGTAAAGAATGAAAACATACGATGAAAAAACAGGGGTAGAAATCGAAAGCCCCGACCTTGAAAAAGGCTACACATACCCCGGCAAGCGCTACATTGGTACTGAGCGGGTTGTGCTCGAGGGCACCGTTGACCTTTACCCGCCTGGCGGGTTGGGCTACGACAAGCCTGTATACGAAGACTGCCTGTTTTTCCACCCGTGGGAACCTGGCGAAAAGCCCGGGACTGATCCGCAGCCTTCGGATGTCGAGAGCAGGCTGACCGCCCTGGAAGACGAACTTCAGGCAGCCAAAATCTTG